TGTTTGTCGATGTATCTTTAACAATATCTCTTACAACATAAGCAGTACTAGCAGACCAATTACCTTTGTTAGAACCAATTTCTGATGTAACATTTAATTCACCTGCACTATCAAATCCTAAAACTTTACCAGCTCTATCTGTTGCAGAGTTTGTAAACTCTGTTGAAGTCATCGTGTTTGTTCTTGATAATTTAATCGATCTATCTAACTCCTCTTGAACTTGTTGAAGAGTCATCATAGCACGATCCAAACCCTCTTCGTGTGATTCCGCAGGGAATGGATCATTA